CGCGTATTCACTATGCGATGCACGAAGAGTTTCGGTTGTTAAAGGACATTATTCGTGACTTCACGCCAGACGAGTACAGCTACGAGCCAGTAGATGGCACACGTCGCGCCAAGCAAAGCGATTACGATCAGGTCGATGTGGTTCCTGTTAGTGATCCGAATGCTGCAACGATGAGTCAGAAGGTTGTGCAGTATCAGGCGGTATTCCAGTTGGCTCAAAGCGCACCGCAACTGTATGACATGCCGATGTTGCACCGTCAGATGGTTGAAGTCTTGGGTGTGAAGAACGCAAACAAGTTGATTCCGACTGAGGACGACACACGCCCGCGCGACCCTGTGACTGAGAACCAGAACATTCTGATGGGTAAACCTGTCAAAGCGTTCCTGTATCAGGATCATCAAGCGCATATCGCTGTTCACATGGGTGCTATGCAAGACCCCAAGATTCAGGAAATCCTGAGCCAGAACCCAAATGTGCAGGCGATGCAAGCCGCGATGATGGCGCATATTAATGAGCACGTCGGCTATGAGTATCGCAAGCAGATGGAGGCGAACATGGGCATCCAGCTTCCGAACTACGAGGAAGACGACGATGTGATGATCCCGAAAGAGATGGAAGTCGAGGTTTCTCAGATGGCAGCGCAAGCTACACAACAGCTTGTACAGCAGCATATGCAAGAAGCCCAGCAGCAACAGGCTCAACAGCAGATGCAAGACCCGATCATCCAGATGCAGATGCAAGAGTTGCAGATCAAGCAGGCAGAAGTTCAGCGCAAGATCGCTAAAGATCAGGCGGACGCACTTGCCCGTGAGAAGCAGTTGCAGATTGAACGTGAGCGGATCGACGCGCAGAAGGAAATCGCTGGAGCGAACATGGCGGTCAAAACACAAGCTGACCGTATGAAGCTAGACCGTACACAAGAAACCGAAGGTTTCCGTATGGCTATGAACCTGCAACAGCAGCGTGAAAACCGTATGAACCAGCAAAAATCCACTCCCCCACAAAAAGGGAAAGCTAAATGATGCACGGAGAGTGTTATGAACGTAATTGAAGCAGCTTTGAAAGAACTCAGAGACCGTCGGGAACAACTTTCCGACGGTTTAGCCAACAGCGCGGCTAAAGACTTTGAGGAATACAGATTTATCTGCGGTGAAATCCGAGGTCTCACCACAGTTGAGACATACCTTATAGACCTCGCAAAACGAATGGAGCAATTTGATGACTGAACTTGCCATCGCTACAGACAGCGGTGAAGTATCCACCCTGCCACAAACAGCAGAAGAAAAGGCAACACAACTGCCGAACCCTTCTGGTTACCACATTCTGGTAGCCATCCCCGAGATCGAATCCAAATACGAGAGCGGGATTATTAAAGCAGATTCAACCATGCACTATGAGGAAGTCCTTAGCACGGTCTTTTTTGTCGTGAAGTTGGGGCCTGACGCCTACAAAGGTGAACGGTTCCAGTCTGGCCCGTGGTGCAAAGAGGGTGACTTCATCCTCGCTCGCCCTAACAGCGGCACACGTTTGAAGATTCATGGTCGGGAGTTCCGCCTGATTAATGATGATTCAGTCGAGGCTGTTGTAGACGACCCACGTGGTATTTCACGAGCATAAGGAGACAACATGCCTGATTTTGAAAAAGAAGAGTACAAGTTCCCCGATGAAATAGACGAGACGAAAGCTTCGGCCCAAGAGGACGAAGACGAGTTTGTCGTTGAAATCGAGGACGATACCCCGGAAGAAGACCGTGGTAAGGAACCCCTCCCTAAAGATATTATTAACTCACTGGAAGCCCCAGAAGACGGCGGGGAGTACCCAGAAGAGGTAATTAGTAAATTTAAGCAGTACAAAAAGGCGTGGCACGATGAACGTCGGGAAAAGGAGAAAGCTTTCCGTGAGCAGGAAGAAGCTCTACGGATAGCCCAAAACATCCTAGAGGAGAACAAGCGCCTCAAGGCTACCTTGTCCTCCGGCGAACAGGAGTACATCGCTACGGTCAAAGCGGCGGCTGAAACCGAAGTGGAAGTGGCTAAACGGAATTACCGGGAAGCCTATGACTCGGGCGACGCTGATAAGTTGGTTGAAGCCCAGCAAGCCTTGATGGATGCGTCTTTAAAGTTGGATCGCACAAGAAACTTTAAGCCCACTTTACAAGACGAAGAAACTGAGGTACAACTGCCGCAAAGATCACAAGCTGACAACAAACCACAGCCTGTTGACCCGAAATTCGCGGACTGGCAGCGCCGTAACTCCAATTGGTTCCAAAAGGACGAGGAGATGACGGACGCAGCGATGGGACTGCACAAGAAGTTGTATCGTGAGTACGGCCCTGAATATATTGGTACTGACGATTACTACGAGCGTATTGACAAAACGATACGCAAACGGTTCCCAGAAGCCTTTAATGATACGTCTGAGCCACAGAAGCCTCAGAAAAGTAAACCGAGTACGGTCGTAGCTTCAGCCAAACGGAGCACGGCTCCGAAACAGGTCAAACTAACGTCCACACAAGCAGCGTTAGCTAAGAAGTTTAAATTGACCCCGGAGCAGTACGCTCGTGAAGTCCTTAAATTACAGGAGAACTGATAATGGCTGAAAATAGACTTACTCGTGAACTAGAGAACCGTGCGCAACAGGAACGCCCTAAGCAGTGGGCACCTGCGGAAACTTTACCGGAGCCAGATAAACAGCCCGGTTTTGCGTACAGATGGGTTCGTGTTTCGACGTTGGATAAGGCTGATCCTCGCAACTTGTCAGGCAAGCTTCGTGAGGGTTGGGAACCTGTGAAAATCTCGGAACAGCCAAAGTTTCAACTGCTAATCGATCCGAATAGTCGCTTTAAGGACAATATCGAAATCGGTGGGCTAGTGTTATGCAAGACGCCTGAAGAGTTTGTAAAGCAGCGTAATGATTATTACGCGAACCAGACTCAAGCCCAGACGATTGCAATTGACAATAGCTTTATGCGGGAAAACGATGCACGGATGCCGCTCTTTGCTGAGCGTAAATCCTCAACATCGTTCGGCAAAGGTTAATAACTTTTTTGGAGTCAAACATGGCATACCCGACTGTAAATGCCCCCTACGGGCTAAAGCCGATCAATCTGATCGGCGGTCAGGTGTTCGCGGGCCAGACTCGTGAACTCCCGATTGCAAGTAACTACGGTACTGCTATCTATAACGGCGATATCGTCCGTCTGGATGGTGGCACTATTGTTAAAGAAGCTGGCACCACTACTGTTACAGCGCAAGGTGTAACAGGTGTGTTCCTTGGTGTTAGCTACACTAACCCCTCGACTGGTCAAAAGCTATTTGCTAACTCGTATCCGGGTAGCGTAGTTGCTTCGGACATCTTGGCTTATGTGGCTGATGATCCTGATCAGTTGTTCAAAGTAGCTGTGACTGGCGGTGCAACTTCGACCACCATCACCCCGATTGCGGGCACTATTCTTGGCAACAACTTGGCTATCTCGCAACCTGCATCTAACACCACTATTTCGGGTAACTCGAATATCGGTGCTTATGATTCGGGCAGCAATACTGCGCAGTCGCTACCGTTCCGTGTTGTTGGTCTTGTAGAAGAGACTACCAACTCCAGCGGTAACTACAGCGAAGTTATTGTTAAGTGGAATGCTCCATACCCAACCATCACTATCGATTTCACGGGTGAAACCGCGTCGGTGACTTTGGCTGGTGGACATTCGTATCTCAACCCGAACGGCCCAGATAGCGTATAAGGGAGTAAATCATGGCTATTTCACGCGCACAACTACTGAAAGAGCTTCTCCCCGGCTTGAACGCATTGTTCGGTCTGGAGTATGCTCGTTATGGCGAAGAGCACAAGGAAATCTACGAAACCGAGACTTCCGAGCGTTCCTTCGAAGAAGAAACCAAGCTGTCTGGCTTCTCGGCTGCTCCAGTCAAGAACGAAGGCTCTGCGATTGCTTATGACAATGCGCAGGAAGCTTGGACTGCTCGATACAACCACGAAACCATTGCTCTGGGTTTTTCGCTGACCGAAGAGGCCATCGAAGATAACCTGTATGACAGCCTGTCGGCTCGTTATACCAAGGCGCTGGCTCGTGCCATGTCGTACACCAAGCAGGTCAAAGCAGCTAACGTGCTGAACAACGGCTTCTCGGCTTCTTATCCGGGCGGCGACGGTAAGGCACTGTTTAGCAGCACCCACCCACTCGTCTCTGGCGGCACTAACTCGAACATTCCTTCGACTCCTGCTGACCTGAACGAAACTTCGCTGGAAAACGCTGTGATTCAGATCGCTGCGTGGACTGACGAACGTGGTCTGCTGATTGCTGCCAAGCCTCGCAAGCTGATCGTTCCTCCTGCTCTCCAGTTCGTTGCGACTCGTCTGTTGGAAACCGAACTCCGCGTCGGTACTAACGACAACGATGTCAACGCTCTGAAGAACAACGGCTCGATCCCAGAAGGCTATACGATCAACCACTTCTTGACCGACACAAACGCATGGTTCCTGACCACTGACGTTCCTAACGGCATGAAGCACTTTGTTCGTAGCCCGCTGGCGAACTCGATGGACGGGGACTTCGATACCGGTAACGTACGTTACAAGGCTCGTGAGCGTTATTCCTTCGGCTGGTCGGATCCTCTGGGTATGTACGGCAGCCAAGGGGCTTGACAACACAAGGATTACTCGATACAATAAGCCCTCATACATCGTTGTGGGGGTCTTATGGAGTACATTGAGTGTTCTGAGGTTGGATGTGGAAACCCCGTGTTCGCACGGGGGATCTGCCGAAAGCACTATGAACAGGAGCGGCTGGCAACGGCTGCTCCTTGTTCTTTTTCTGGGTGCCAAAACAAAGCGTACCGAGGTGATCTCTGCGCCGAACACTACAGAGCTAAACAAAAATCCTCCCGACCTATGTGCACCGTTCCCGGTTGCACCGACCCACAAAAGACCCTGAAGTCTGGATTGTGTGAGCGCCACCTATTCAGGTTTAGCCGCCACGGAACTGTCGAACAACCTCGCCGTGCAGACTGGGGTGCTCGTGAATCCCACCCGCTATATCAGTCTTATCATTGGCATCGCCGTAAACCAGACGGTATGTGTAAAGAATGGGCTTCTGATTTCTGGGCATTTGTGGATTCAGTAAGTCCCAGACCCGATGGGCATACTCTTCGTAAGGTAGACGCTAAAAAACCGCTCGGCCCCGGCAATTGGTATTGGAAAGAAGCAATACCAAGTGTGAACAAAGCCGTATACGCGCAAAAATGGCGAAATGCCAACCCAGAAAAAGTAAAAAATGCTGATTTAAAAAAGATGTTTGGTATTACGTTGCAAGATTATCAATGTATGGCAGAGTCGCAAAACCATCGTTGTGCTATCTGCGGTGAACTTGAGACCGGCACGGATAAACAGGGCGTACCACGCCGGATGCCGGTAGACCACTGCCATGCAACAGGCAAGATTCGAGAGCTACTTTGTTCCGCTTGTAACAAAGCATTAGGCGGGTTTCGTGACCGACCAGACTTGCTGCGAAAGGCCGCAGAATACGTGGAAAAACACCTTGACTCCCCGCCTTCCGCCTAGTATAAGAGCGGTAATACCGGGAATACCGGTGCGTCGAACAGTCCCGGCTGACTTCATGCAGATCGACGTACCTAACCGCATGAGGGAAAATTCAAATGGCACTTTCTACCACCCAAAGTATTTGGCGTTCGGGCGGCGGCGACACGACTCGCACCGCGTATTGCGGCTCCGGCGTAATGGCTGCTGAGTTCTACATCGCTGACGCTTCTCCTGCCACTGCTGGCACTAACGTCACTATTTCTTCGGCTTCCGGCGCTCCCGCTCTGATTCTCCCGGCTGGCGCAGTTATTCTGTCCGTGGTGATTACTGACGCTGGTTCAGGTACTTGTGACCTTGGCGCTACCGGTTACAACTCCGGCACTGCTGACAACAACTTCTTCGCCTCTGGCTTGGCTGTTTCGTCTTTGGGCGTTGTCACTGCTGGCCTGACCTTTGCACCATCGACTGAGATGTCGTACGTGACCGTAACCGATAACACCTCGGGCGCTGGCACTGTTGCTGGTTACATCACTTACTTCGTCGCCGATCCGCTGGTTG